GCTGGGAATAATAATGATCTCCCTCCACCCTTATGTTCGGCAGTTTTAATGCCTTACTAGGGAAAAGTCCCGATTAAATCCAGGGACCGAGATCGTACCACCGCTGAACTAAGCTAGTTACAACTCTAAAACGAGTAGAAGAGTGAATTGGGACAGAGTTATATCCCGATAAACTATCTACTCGAAAAAGAGGTGTAATCGCTTCAAGCTTAGCACGGCTTCCGTCGCCTCCACTTTTGAAGAGGCGATACACGACGCTAGCTAAAGATTTTTGAAATCGAACAAGTTCGAGATCAACGGTCTTTAGCTTCCAAAGTGCGGCTAATAAATAGCCCACCGTGTCGTCGTAGTAAGTTTTACTTACCTCCACCACGTTAGGAACGGCGTAAGGAGCAGGTTGATAACCCACTCCTATTCCTTTCTTAGCGCGGCTAGGGGTAGCCTCATCGAAGTTCAAGATGAAGCCACCATCTCCTAATCCTTCAGGAATCCCAAAGCGTAATGCGATGGGAACTGAATGATATAGGAGTTCAAATGCTTTTCTAAACCGGACATCACAGCCATAACCGAGGTTATGTCTATGAGCCAGTCTTCGAATAGCATTTGCCAGGCGGTAAACCGCTGGAACCGACTTCACTCTATCTTTAAGATAGATCGGTTTCACGTCAATGCCTGAGTAATAATGGGCTCCGCAGCTTTCCCTGAACAAAGAGTCAACATGACTCTTCTTTATATTCAGACGAAAGCCGTAGAATTCCATCATCTCAGCGAAAACCTCGTAGCAAGCAGATGGTAATATAACATCATCACCATATGCACTCACTTGGTGAGAACTAAGTGAGAGATAATCTGCGCAACAAGATGCAATTGCGTAGAAAATCAACGACTCGAGCTGAAATGTAAAGCCGTTCCCCATACTGGAGAACTTCTCCCATTTCGCGAAAGTCGAGCCACGAGTGCCGTAATGAGATCGACAAGCATCCAACAGCAACCACCATCTCCGAGGCAAAAGGACCTCGACGATAGAAGACGCGATTGAATCGCTCGCAGAACTGAGGTCAATAGTTGCAAGGTCGTTAGATAAACTACCGATTCGAGCAAGTTCTTGATTACGGTTCTGAAAACGTAAGTCGACCCCATACCGTCGGAGGCGACGACTAATCATTTCGCCAATGGACTTTTGGAACCAAATATTGATTCCAGGTTCAATAGCGATAACTCGATTAGTTGAAGCATCCTTCGGTACAGTGATAACCTTATTTCCCACTTGAAAGGACGGAAAACCGGCCTCAACAAGTTGGGCAGACCATAGAGGATAAGAATCCTCCATAATCTCCCAGGGAATAAGGCTGTACAGATCACGCGTAATTCCAGTTTCACACTGGAACTTCTTGACTGAACTGGCTTCTTTACGTTTTATCAACGTAGAGGCGCCAGGACCCCAGTCTGGTGTTGCAAAGATCTCTTCAGCGGTAAAATCGGATAAGATCCTCTCAATTTTACGAATGACTGCATTGTGCAGCCAAACGGCTCGACCCTTGAATAAGGGGTCGAGAGAAAGGTCCTTAAACCGAACATTAGTCTGTTTACAAAGAAGTTCGAATGAATCGAACTTCTCAAAAGCAACCTTGTCCAAATCTGATTTCAGGGATAACCCTGTAAATTTAGATAAGAACTTGGTTGCAGCGTAAGCAGATCGAAGGTCTACAAAAGAATTGTAGTCCTTGGGATTGAACCCCAAATTAGCAATTTGCTCATGTTCTCCATTTCTGAAGAGTATGAGGACTGCTAATGAACGAGGACAATCCAATGCGCTGAGATACTCTGCAACTACCGAGGATTCAAGACCCTCGGAAACGCGACAACTCGCGATTCCTTTATGGAATCGACCACCTAGCTTCTTAGAAGACATGGTGAAATCTCCCGGAGTAATTCTAGCCGACGTTTACTGGTTAGTAAACGCTTTCGAAAGTCGTCACAGCGTTCTCCAGCGGTGAGCCCGATGAATCAGTGGGCACATCGTCGGAGGCGTTGATCAGGCGAGCGAAAAGAGAAGCCACCTTGGAGAACAGCACTTGCCGTTCAACGAGGGTACTTCTCTCAGGCAGGAAAAACTCCCCAATGAAAGCACAATCATACGCCTTTGTCGGTGCCGGGTTAATACCCGTCATCGTTGAGGCGCTGGTTGTCTCCATCGTTGGGAGAACGAGTTTGACTGTACACCTGTAGACACGGCTCGCCTTTGACGGCGGACGTAGCGACAGGGTCAATCTGGGGTAGGCAATAGCGTAACCAACGCTACGGTCTACCCACGCCGCGACTCCTTGGGGATTTATCCCTTCGGGGTTCATGGTTGAGTCGACACCCACGGTCGCACTGGTCGATTTCCGAGCCAGTGCGTGATCGAGGATACCGCTTAGTTTCACGGCCGCGAGAGCGGACATGTGAGTACTTCCTTCTAAAGAATGGAAACCATTGCCTCATCTAAAGGCCTGAAGTAGAAGAGCTACAGCGTTTTGGGCACGAACACCGCCAGTAAGCCCCGATAAATTGAGTTGAGGATAATGCATAGTCGGAAAACCACTTAAGGTTGACCGATTAAGAAAAATCCGCTCATACCGGAACTTGGCAGTGTGGTGTCCTATCGTTGTAGGTTCGACTATTAAAGGCCCATAGTTTTCAATGGCTTGGTCCATTTTCATCCTCGTAAACAGTGTCTTGCTTCCACTGACAAAGTCCAAACCATGGAAAGCCGTTAAGCTTTCTAAGTAAGGACCAATCGGTAGAAACCAGTCTGCTACGAAGGAAAATGGGAGGATTTCCCACATGAGATTTATGGGATTTGTGAAGCCGGTCTGAGCAAAGAAGGCTAACGCGGGATTATCCAGACGGTACCTAACAACAAACTTACACGTCGTCCTGTTAATCCAGGTTGTTACACCTGGCTTGGCAGACGCAAAGAAAGTGGTAGGCGCCGGTGGATAAACCTCACGAAATTCTTTCATTGCAGAGGCCGATACTCTGACACTCCGGACTGAAGTGCTTCCAACCATCATGTTGGCAAGCGCTATCGCAGTCCCCTCGATATCTTTGAGAAGAGGTTTCCAACCATATTGGAGTTGAAGCCAGTTACTGGCGACACTCTTAGTGGCTGAAAGCCGACCTCTCGTGATACCTTGGTTTCCACGACTAGCTGTAAGCGCGTTAATTGCACCGGAAAAGTTTAACCGTCGCAATTGACGCAGACTTTTGACAATCTTTGTTGCATTTCCTGCAATCAAAGACGTCATCTGGCCAATCTGGGCTAAGTCCTGCGCGAGATTCGCTTGAATCCCCGCTTGGGCCGCCTGGATCAGCCTACTTATAGCTAGGTTTTCCGCCAACGGTAAATGCGTTGTTGACGGCTGGAGCGGAGCGTAAACTGCCGTAAACGGTTTGATCCATAATAAGGATGAACCGATTGTCTGGTTCACGTCGTATTGATGGAATCGATTTTCCGTCCAGTCGACAATCTCGACAGTATGCGGATTAACCGGATACTGAAAAGGTTTTAGTCTTCCCCAGTTTGGTGTTCGGACTCCGGACCATGTTCGCCGATAGGCGTTCACAGGTACTACGTTTTGGAAGAAGGTTTTAACTTCTCCATCGTAGTAGTGCTCGTAAGTTTCCAAAAACTGACGAGTCCAGGTCTCCGTTGCCGGGCGGGGGGGACTAGGTCGAATGTGTCTGGCAGTTCGGCTCACATAGGGAGTTTTAGCAAACCCTATGGCCCTAGAACGCGCATTATTCATCGTTCTAGACGACATCGCCGTAGATCCATTTATCGTCACTAACGTCTTCCCATTTCTGAGAAGGCGGAAGGGAGCGGCAAATCGAACTACCACGCGATACGGGAAGGATCGGATATTTCTGGTAAAGGATAAATACGAGCACACCTTCTCCTTACCCTTACGATAGAATTCGCCTTCACTAAAGTGATTCTTAAGAGCAAAGCTCCTAATGTCACCAGTCGTGTGGACGATTCTACCGCCTGAGTAAGTAGAGATGTTAACGTAATCATTCCTAGCCAGGTCCAATTCCTTCTGCATCAAGCCCAACGCATAAGCTTTGTCGATTGGGTGGCTGTTTAGATAGGGACTTAATTCCGCCAAGGGATTATCTCCTTAGCGTTAAGATCTATCTCAACAACGTTGAGACTCAAACCCATCGCGATCACCATCCAGAAGAACCAGTCGAACGCTGAGCGGAAGGGATTTACTCCTTTCTCAAAGCGCACGGCTAGATCTCCTTTCCGGTGAGAGCTCTGAGTTTGAGGGTAGATACATAATGTATCTATCTAACCTCTGTTAATACCCTTTTGGAACTACGGAGAAACTGTAGGCACCCATGCAGATTTTGCAAAGTCTGTGTGGATGACAACATAAGAATCTGGCCAAAAAGGAGAGATTCATCACTTAGTACGGTTACCCGTCTATCGTGATTAACCCTCCTTGAGACGAGAATCTTGTGCAACGTCTGAAGAGCAACAATTAATTGCTCTCGCGACATCTCAGTTTCCATATAGCTCCTTAAGGATAAAATACAGAGGTTTAGAGGCTGCTCTCTATCGAGAGGTTATAGGTAATAGCCCAGAATTCAATCCTAGGCCTTACCAAAGTCCCTAACGGGACTTCTTCCTTCTATCTCT